ATAGGAAAGAAGGTCCGCTTCACAACAAAACGTCCGCTTCGCCTAAGGGGTCTAAGACCACTTGACGGAGAGGAGAAGCTGTGGAGTAAGGCTGGTTCAAAGAGAATGTTAGGGCGTTCGCGAGAACGCCAAGACATAGCTCGGGACCAGCATCCTTCCCAACCGTGCTTATCAGGCTCAAAACTCACTCGCAATTCATCTGTTGGCCAAAAGCCTCCAGAATAAGGACGAGGGACAAAGAGCCGCCTGTGAACAGGGACTTTACCTTCCAGAAAATGGATGGCTGTCCTTGTTGTGATACCCCACCGATCGTAGAATGCCAAAAGGCGGTTCCGACATGTAAACACGTCGTAGTCGCTAGTAAGGTCATTTTTAAGATAGTTGGGTCTAACGTCAACACCGTCATAGAAATCCTTTCCACAAGATTCGAAGAAGCGGCCGGTTACAAAAGACTTAGAGCTGGAAAGCTCGAATCCTAAGAACTGGCACAACTTCTCGAACTCATGGAAGTCTTCCCTTGGCAGGATGACGTCATCACCATACACCGAGATCGCGTCGAAGCGACGTGAACCTCGGGATACGACCGCGAAAGCGGCGGCATAGAAGATAAGAGTTTCAAGCTCAAACGTGAACCCATTTCCCATCGACGAAAATTTCTGGAGGGTGTGAACCTTTCCATTGATCAGAGTCGAAGGGGATCGGAACATATCTAAAGCTTGAAACCAATCAATCGGGAGCAGGTTAAGCACAGTTCCATACGAGATCGTATCACTGGCTGACGAGAAGTCAACAGTGGCATATCCGTTGAATTGTGCCGCACCCGCCATCTCCTGATTGCGGTCTTGTCGACGCAAGTCGACCCCTACTCGCCTCAATCTCTCGCGCAAGTAGTTACCAAGCCCCTTCTGCACATACGTGTTGAACGTGGGCTCAGTAGCTATCAAGCGGTTGATCTTGTAGGTTTTCGGAACCTGTGCCGTGCGCGAACTGTCGACAACTTCCGTAAGGACACCGGCGGGCGAACTCCTTTCGAGGAACTCGCCCCACAACGTCCCGCGGAGGAAGTTTTCAGCAAAAGCACGTGCGTTCTTAGTGACATCAACCGGAGCTTTGCGATATTTCGCATAGGCCCCAGTGTCATCTCCACGCACAGTCATTGAAACACCCGGACCAAAACCGTAGTCGATCTGCGCAGGTAGGGAGCCAAGGATTGACGCAATTTTTGAACGCATAATGGCAAGATTGTCATTATGAGCCCAACTGCTAGAGTTGGGATTGCGCCATCTTCGGTTCACTATCTCACATTTCTTCTCACAGTCTAAGAATAACTCAAGCGTCCGTTCCTCAATCCCATCGCTAACAAACTGTGGAGATTTCCTTAGGAAGTCCACAGCTTGTCGATCAAGGGCGAGAGCGCGGGCGCAGTCGTAGTTCTTAGGGTCGACCTCAGCGATACGAAGCATCTCAGAGTAGTCCCCTGCTTTCAGCAGGATATACAAAGAGAGGCTTTTAACCGTACCGAGGTCACAAAGGAGTCGCTCGAAGCATTTAAGAGAACGGCGTGAGCCGATAAAGCTAACTTTCAAAGTTACTTCTCCATAACAGAACCTAGTCTAAAGACTATAACCGACGAAGTCGGACGATCAGAAGAGGATCATAAGTTCTCTCCTGGGACAATCCAGAGTCGCTTAGTAAGGCGACTCGAAATTGTCAACAAGGTTCGTGAACTGCACTTCAGCCAAGAGATTCTTGATGAAGGCAGTCAGATCCTTGCGGTTCTGTTGCGTCGACCGCGATGGCAGCATGAACTCCACGTTCCCAGTCATCACGTAAGCGATGGTCGGGGCCGGAGCGATGCCGCTAACGGTCGAATTCGAGACGACTTCCATGATCGGAAGTTTCATCGTCGCGCGCACCTTGAACAGGTCGCTGCCCTTGACGGGACGGCGGCTGCTCAAGATGATGGTCGGCATACCGGTATAAATACCGGACGAACGATCTTGCCAGGTGGCCTGATCGAGCGAAGCCGCCGTCGGCGTGAACGTGACGGGGACGGGCGTGGCTTGTCCATCATTGAGGACGAGGTTGGCGATACTCGACATGAGTACTCCTTTTGTTTGCGATGAAATCGCGATTTAAGGGATCACCGCTTAAAGGCGGTGGTAAGAAGCGCCAATGCGTTTGACAGGTGTCCAAAAGAGACCGGGTTCTTGAACTGCGGAAGCGGGTTAGCTGGAAAGCTGCCCAGGACTGTTCGTTCAAAAATCAAATCTTCTCTGTGACCGCCGCCTACCTCAGAGTCTGAAACGAAGTTCCAGGCAAACGAGGACGATTGGTGGCTTTCGGAGCTAACAATGCGAACGAGTTCGGAGCAGGATCCCTTATGGAACAGCAAACCTGAAGTGGCGTTAGCCCTTTCAAGCCAGCCGCCCACAGGGAGAAACCAATCAACTACGAAAGAGTACGGAAGGAGTTCCCAGGCAAGCAGAGCAGGATCAGTTAAACCGATCGAGCTTGCTAGCCTGAGGGCGTCATTCCGTACTTCGTAAGTGATAGCTATCGAACACATAGCATTAACCGCAGAACGCGATGACGAAGTCATCGTATAACCTGCACCGGCGTTGTTTGAGAATGCCTCATGATTTCGCTTGACCGACGCAGTCTTCCTGATCGTATTGATCAAAGGACGATCGCCTCGTTCACGCGCTATCGTTTCGGCAGCCCCATAAACGTCGTCCAGCAACGGCTTCCAGCCGTACTGGAGTTCCAACCACGCATTCGCTGCAGCCCGGAAGGGATCCTTCTCGTAGAGAGTCTTATACCGGTTAAAGGAAGTGGGTTTTATCCCAACTCCAAGGTAC